CTGCTATTCCGATGAAATCGTCTTCCTTATTGATACAAGACAGCCAGAAATTAACCCCTAAGCTGACTAGCTTGCGCTTTTGAGCGCGTGTCGTTCTCTCCCAAAGCTCTTCTTTCTGGTCAAGGTATCTGTCAAGGTTCAATTCGCCGTCTGAGTCGCTGAAAACCCGCTTCCGGCGCGTGCTGAGCCCGTCCTGATTCGCAAATTTCTCAATGATCGGCTCAAGCTTGGCTAGCGTGTCAAAATACTTCGCTCTGGTTCTGTCGTTCACTAAGCCGCTCTTGATGGCTGCGTGGCTTGTCTCTGCGGTTCGGTATGTTCCAAACTGCCACAGTCCACCGTCGCTTGAGTCTCTGTGGTAATACTCAGCAGGAAGCGCTTCAGCCTTCTCCACAAAGTCTGCGAGTGAGTCAAATTCCAAGTGAGTCACCCCCTTGTCTTGCTTCCAAGGGAGAAGCGGTTCGACTGTCGGCCTTTCCGACGACCTTTCGACTATTGGTTTGGGGTTAGTGATTTGCTCGTAAAGCGTCGGTGTCATTTTTATTCTTCGCGTTCGTCGTCTCATGTTAGTTTACCTTCGCTTTCTCGGTGTCACTCCAGCCAAGCAACAGAGCTTCCTTGACAGCCTGAAAGCTTGAACCTGCCTCAAGCTCTTTGGTCATCGCGATAACTGCGCGGGTGCCAACAATGCGTCTGAGCTTGTTCTCTGCTACCTTGCGTCGAATCGTCCTGATTGCGTCAAGCTCTTTTACGAACCTTCCAGCAATCTTCGTTTCAAGCCTAAGGTCGTAGTCCACAAAAAACCGTGACAAGCCGCCTCCGAAGCGGTCTAAAGTTGCCGCGTCAAGCTGGTTTCTTCCGGCGTACTCTATGGAATTGGCCGTGCCGAACGTGTTAGCGCAAGCGATAGCGTAGAAGCTCGCGTGTCTCTTGGCTGATGGCTTGTCTTTGCGGTTCGGTACTGGCAAATGACCGTTGGCAAGCGCTGAGTTGATTACAAGCGCCGTGTTTGAATCCATCGCGTCAAACTCGTCGAAGCAAAACACTCCACCGTTCTCGTAAAGCCTCACGAACTCGCTTTCAATGTATTCCCCGCTTGCGTTCATTCGGCCTAGCAGGTGTCCTTCGCTCATACCCGCGGTACAGGATATTGCTCCATAGGGAAGCTCTAAGGCTTCGGCGATATGCTCGGCAATCGTGGTCTTGCCCGTGCCTGCAGGACCAACTAGCAGCACGTTCCCGTGAATCTTTGCCGCTCTAAGCGCTGAGGCGAACTGCTCATGCACGTCATGATCAAGAGTCAAGCTCTTCGATTCTGGCAGGTTTATGACCGTGGGCTTGGAGATGAACTTGCCAACCTGCTCGTCAAGGTATGCTTTGATCTCTGCTTCGGTCATAACTTGCGGTATGTCGAACTTCGGCGTGACGCTTGCGGCAATCTGTCGGATTGCCTCTTCAAGGGCGTTGTGTCCGTTGGTCGGTGCCGCGTTAACTTGCGTCTCAGCGGTCTTGGGCGTGTCTTTGGGCGTATAGCTGCCAGTTTGTAAGAACTCTACAAGCTGAACCTTGCCCAAGCTCAAGAGGGTTGTTCCGTTCAAGCCTCGCTCTCGGCAAAGCTTGCGAAGCTCGTCAACAGATCGTTCGCCGTAAAGACGAACGTCTTCGACTGGCGTGCTAACTTCTTGCGGCATGTCCTGTTCCTCGCTTTCAGTTGGTGTCACGGTAGTTTCGGGCGTTGGGTAGTGGTCTTTGTATGCGCAAGTCATGCAGGTAATCCCGTTTCCCTTGCCATGCCACAGAATCAAAATTCCCTTTTCCTGTGGCGCTCTGCAAAGCTTGCACTTGTTACCGCTGAAGCGGTTCACAAGAGTTTTTGGTTGTTGCTCTGTCAAGGTGTCCATTAACGTCCACCTCGCAGAGTTCTCTTGAGCCAGTACGCGAGATATGCCGCGATGGCTAATGCGACGATTGCGAACTGATAGGGATGGACTACAGGTAGGCTCATGGTATCGGCTCCAAGTTCTGAAAATCCGGCTCTCACACCGGGTCAGGTATGCCTGACACAGCACATATGAGCAGTCACTATGCCAAAGTCTGAGAAATATGTTAACACGTTGAAAACTCAGGTGCTTAGTGTTTGGCACTATGATTGCTTGCGGCATATGTGAGAGTGATGCGATTACCGAAAAGTGGACAGTTTGCCGATTTTCGGACATTTTGTTCCAAAAAGTGCAATGGACACAAGGGGTTAGACATGGCTAATCAGTATACTAAAGGGGACAAGGCTAGGGTGTTAGACGATGACAAAGAGGGGATTCCTACGCTAACAGCTAGACAGCAAAGGCTGTTCTTCAACGTAGCGAGTGGAAGGTTCAAGGATACGATCTCAGCGGCATTGGATGCGGGATATGCGCTAAACTCAGCTAAGACAGTGTGTTATGTGCTAGTCAAGCAGTATGCAGGACTGATCGAGACTCTAAGGGCTGAGTTCGAAGCTCCACTCGTAGAACAGGCTAGGGAGGATGCGAGGTTAGCGAGGAGAATCTTGAAAAAACTAGCGTTGGATTCTGCCAACGATGCGGTTAAACGCTTAGCTTGCAGAGACATACTAGAACTCGCAGGTGAGCTGAAGACTGTGAAGGCTGACGTTGAAGACCTTACGCCGAAGGACTTACGAGCCGAAGCCCAAAGGGTAGCCAAGAGCATGACTCAGGACCAAAAGCCTACTGTCGTCAACTGAGTTGTCCCCTATCGTGTCCCCATTGCATGTAAGTGCAATCGAATCATTGTGCTAGTCGCCTAGTGGAAGCGAAGTCTATGCAGGATGTTGGCGTAAGCTCGTGTCAAGTCATGGTCTTATGGTGTTAACATGGCTAGGGGTATACCCCTCGACGCGACGGGGTGGCCTGGATTTTAAGGAATCCCTTCCCCTCCTGCTACAGAACCCCAAAACGCTTGAGCAGAAGTCTCTGAAAACAAAGCACTTATTTGGATCCACTCTGAAGGCTTGACTCCCCTTCAAGCACCTAAGTTGCCAAACCCTTTAGTCTCAACGTTTCTTTTTCCAGGAGGCTGTTACCCACGGGGAGGAGGTGAATAATTGAGCCTTACCCCCTTAGCGTCGCGAATTTTGGCATCCTACGAAGCTGTCACACCCTCAGTTTTGATTCTCTTCGAGAGTAGTGGTCTCAGATTCATCTCCAAGCTCTCTCAGTTTGAGTGACTCAAGTTTTTGAGATACTCAAGTTTGAGTGACTCAAGTCTTAAGCTACTCAAGTCTTGAGTGCCTACCTGTCGGTAGGCATGAAACAAAGCAACTTAAGAGAGTGTCTAAGAAAAGTGCAGTAAGAATCTAATAGCACTGAGTGCACTAAGATACTTAAGCGCGTGCGTGCGCGAGACTACCCCCATAGTCCATGCCTGTACTTCCTGATCTCAGTTGATGGCTGAATCCTGCCATTAACTGATCCCGAGCGGTGTTATAAACCTGTCTCCGGACTTATAACACCCCACCCATTACCGAGCGGTAACTCGACCACTGCGGCGAATACCCGGCTCAATCTCTGCAGGACTCGTCAGAGATGGCGAAAAAACTCCCCTAATTTTCTCTAACCGGCAGACTGCGAGGGAGATCGTTTGTCTAGGGGTGTGACCAACAGTAGCGGAGGCGGTAGATATGCAAGGGAAGAAACAAAGATCAGAGTTTCAGCAGAAAAGTCACTTGGGCCTGAATTGGCGCAAGAAAGAACATCGCTATCACGACGAAGAAGTGTCTTCTTCTGGTAGCGATATTTCAATCTTCGGGAAGTTCACCAGACCTGTCGGCTCTTACCGCCGTGGATACCGGAAACCAGACCAAGATTAACTGAGAGGATGACATGGGTTGGAAACAGCAACTGTTTGGTGGGCTGAAAACGGTCGGTAAGGAAGTCGGCAAGACAGCGCTACAGAGCGCAGTTCAGGCCGCTCAAGTTAACCCCTACGCCTCGATCCTGGCGACGGTCTTGACCACCGCTGCTAACAGAGAGAATCAATCCCTCGACGCTATCGCAACGGCGACACTCGAAGCCTTCGGCGTTGAACTCACACCGGACGAGTTCTCAGTGTTCGTCTCGGTCGTGTCGAAGATGAAGAGCGCTCGCATCCCCAGGGTGTAAGCGTTAACTCTTGCTTGTCCTCCCCCCTCTAAGACAAGCCGCCTTTTCGCAGGTGTTGAGGCGCGATCAATACCTGCTTCAAATTTCACCAACGGAGAAACACGATGAGCGAAGTATTGGAAGTTCCATTCGACAACTCACCCAACTCAGTCAGGATTGAAGACCGCGTTCCTGTGGCACTCCCTGCTGACCGTGACCCGTTCGGGATGAACCTCGCACCACTGCGAGAGAAGGCCGCCAACGAGGCTCCCGCCGCGAGTGGTTCTGATCCTCGCGTTTTGAAGTCTCTTGATGAAATCGGACACCGGCTTGACCGAATCGAGAAGGCTCTCTTTCAGTTGCTCCTGAAATAACATGATCGAACAGGCTTACAACTTCATCCTCCAACACGAGACGCAGTTGCTAGAAATCCTGGCGGCTGTCGTCTTCGTGTCTCGCGGAATCACCGCGTTAACACCGTCGAAGTCTGACGACGAGATCGCGGGCAAGTTCGAGCGAGCGGTTCGCAAGACTCTTGAGCTGGCATCTGGAGCCGGACACCGCAACCTGATCGTGAAGGGTGACGAGCCCGTGCAAGAGCCAGTGATTGTCCCAGTTGAAACCCTCTTCCCTCCAGACCCGCTTCACGCATTCGAGAACATGCTCGCGAGGTTCGGGGCTGAAATCAAGATCGTAGCCAAGGACAAATAATGAAGACCTTCTTTCTCGCGTTGTGCTTGATGATCGGATTCAACTACGCCTGTCTCGCGCAGACTAGCGCACCGACTGAGGTAGCGAAGAAGTTCAACGGTCAATCGACCACGCTGAGCTTCGACTACGACGCCGCAGACGAAGCACTCATCACTCACTTTGAGTTGAAGTGGACGGACGAGCTGACGAAGACAACCATCTTCCTGAAGTCCATCCCGAAGTCGAGCCGGTCTACAACCATCGCCGCTTTCTACTCAGCGGGTTTCTCTATGACCTACCTGAACGTCTTCGCAGTTAACAGCAACTCCCCGGTGTGGATCAGCGACCCTTCGAACACTGTCGCCATTCAGCGCATCGGCAAGCCCGTAACAAACCTTCGCTTCTAAGTTGTCGCAGGGTGGCGCAGTCCGGCAGCGCGGCAGGCTCATACCCTGAAGGTCGCGGGTTCAAATCCCGCCCCTGCAACCAATCACAGAGTACCGGCAAGGCCGGGAGCGATAAACCCGTCACCTACAGGACTGAGTTGAACGTCTCTGTACTCTTCCCCCTTCGGTGCGTTCGTCTAGGCAGGCGACTAACAGGATGACGGCCACTATGGGCCGGAGACGCTGACGAGGCCGTTCAGCACGCACCCCATTCCCCCTTATGGAACTTCAAGCCGTCTTAGACTTATGCGGCATCGCGGACGTTCGCGCCTGCGATCTCGACCCCGAGGGAAAGCAAAAGCTGTGGGCCTCCATCAAGTCTTTCGCTGAGCCGCTTATTCGTCAGAGCGTGCAACACCCGCTTAAGTTCTACAAGCCTACAGACAAGCAGTCAGTCTTTCTCAAGACCGTCCGGCCTGACGTGAAGCAAGCCGTGGCGAAGGGCGGCAACCGAACAGGCAAGACACACATCGGCGCGTTAACAGCGTGCGTGTACCTGCTCGGCAAAGACTACTTCATCGGCTCCGATCTGTGGGAGCACATCAAGGACATACCAGTTCCGGAAGACAGGGGCCGCACTATTTGGGCGGTCGGCGTTGACTTCGAAGCTGGAATCAAGTCTGTCATTTGGCCCAAGCTAAAGATGTTCCTGCCAAGAGGCGAGAACACCGGACTCGTGTGGCGCGACTACGAGAAGACAGTTGAGTTCACAGACGCCAGAGGATTCACGAGCGTACTCCGATGCAAATCCGCTGAGTCAGGCCGCACCAAGTTCCAAGGTGCGAGCATTGACCTAATTTGGGAAGACGAAGAGATTCCCGAGGACGTGCATGATGAGTGCTACCAGCGGACCATTGATTGCGCAGGACATCTCATCATTACATGCACACCTATCGGAGAAGAGGGTAAGGTCGGAACGATTACTTGGCTTTACGACCTGTACGAACGTTGCTTGGCTGGTGAGCGAACCGTTGCCTTCACTTCTTTCAGTATCTTTGATAATCCCTACCTTCCCCCCGCCGAAGTCCAAGCGGCGGTTGACAAGTGGAGCGGGAGGCCCGAAGGCAGAGCCCGACTCTACGGAGACTTCTACCAAGCTCTAGGAATGTGCTTCTACGAGCTTGACCCGAGCGCTCACTTCGTTCGCCCGTATCAAATCCCGAAGGATTGGCTTCACTTCAGAGTGATTGACCCGCACCCGGCGAAAGCTACGGCCTGCATTTGGGGAGCCGTGGACTACTTCGACGATCTGCATATCTTCCGAGAGTACAGCCAGCAGGGCATCGCGAGCGATCACGCAAAATCCATCACTGCTACCTCAGAGTCAGCAGGTGAACGCATCGACTTCACCATCATTGACCCCAAGGGCGGCAATCAAAAGAACGCTGAGAGTCACCGCACTATCGCGCAAATCTATCGAGAGAACGGACTGTTCACTCTCGACGGGATTGCGGACGTTGACTTCAGAGTAGCTAAGGTCAACGAGTACCTTCGTGCTACGAAGGACAAAAACTCACGCCATCCAAAAATTAGAATCTTCGACACTCTTCCTGTGTTGCGGCATCAGATGAGCCGCTACAGGCAAGACGTGTTCACTAGTGGGGCAAAGAAGGGGGAGCCCAAAGGCAAGCCTGTGGAGGTTGATGATGACATGTGCGATTGCATCGGATACGCCTGCGCAAGACAACCCCGAGCAAAGAAGCAACGCGGCACGCCGCAACCGAGGAATAACTCTTACACGTAGCTCCCGCATCTCCCGCCTAACAGGGTGGGATGACATCTTTGACGCACCCGCCGAATACCAAGAAGACGACGCCGACGACGATCTGTAATGGAAACCAAAGACCAAATCAAGAAGGACTATCAGGCCGCGAAGTCCTTCAAGTCCGAGTACGAGAACGGTTGGCTTGAAGCCTATCGACAATACCTGTCTGCGTCTGAGCCGCGCTACTTCCCTGACGGGCAGACCAAGCGAAGCTCTGTCTTCGTTCCTTACGCCTTCTCCAACGTAGAGGGCGTAGTTGCTCGCATTGCGGACATCATCATTCCCAACAACGATTGGTTTGATGTTACCGGCTTCGACGGCAAAGACCGTAAGGACGCGGAGAAGATGTACAAGCTTCTCCAATACGGCTTTCAGAAGTCTTTCATCATCGACAAGATTCACGACTTCCTGAAGCTGTGGGCCATCTTCGGCTTCGCCGTGGCAAAGGTTGACTGGTCGCGGAACCGCAAGAAGGTTGTCAAGTTCGATAAGCAAGTGTTGGAGGGAGTTGAGTCTAACCTCATCATCCCCGAGGCTCAGGAAGTAGAAGATAACTTCCCCGGCTTCGAAGTTATTTCCCCGTTCAACATCTTCATCGACCCGGCTGCTACGTGCATCGACAACGCTCGACACATCATGCACGAGACAGAGTTAACAGTGAAGCAGCTCAAGGAAGGAGCTGAGGGCGAAGACCCTATCTTTATTCCGGAGAGAGTGGCCGAAGTGTTGGCCGATCTTGGAGAGGTGCGAGACTCTGACCTAGTGCGCGTCTTGGAGTATTGGACGGATGAAAAAGTCTGCGTGATGACCCTTGCCGAAGGTGACGACGCACAGGACAAGATTGATGAGATGCACGCCTACAGGGGCACGTCTCTGTCTGGAAACAAAGAAGTCAAGAAGGTTGGAGAGTATGTGATTCGCGAGGAAGAGAACCCATTCCTCCACGGTCGCAAGCCTTTCGTGGGAGACAGCTACACCCGGCTCCCCAATCAAATCTTCGGAGTCGGAATCGTTGAACCGAACCAGCGCCTTCAGGAAACCTTGAACGTGATGGTGAATATGATTATCGACAACTGGAATCAGGGTGTTAACAGGCGATACGTCTACAGCCGAGATGCAGACATCGACCTGAACGACTTCAATAACTTCAACGTTCCGGGTGGGCTCGTCGGAGTTTACGGCGACACAACGAAGGCAGTCACGGCGCTACCGAACTTCACACCGGCAAGCGGCGACTACGGCATCCTCGACTTAATCAAGTCGATGATTGCTCTCTCGTCCGGCATGGATGACTTCTACGCCAGGGGCCAAGGCTCCGCTCGCTCCAACCGCACAGCCGCAGGAATCCAACAGGTCATAGACCAGATGGGTTTCCGGTTCAAAGACCTTATCAAGAATCTTGAGCAAAGAGTTCTCAAGCAGATTCTCGATATGAACGTTGTTCTGTGGCAACAGTTCATCGGAGACAACGAACCCGTGGAGGTTCGTATCACCGGCCAAGAGCCTATGGTGAAGGTGAGCCCGGTTGAGATTTACAAGCAGTTCGACTTTGTTCCGGTTGCCGCTCAGAACTTGATGAACAAGAGCGTCAAGCT